GAATATATATAATATATACAAAATAACAGATAGAACTAATAATAAAGTTTACATAGGACAGACTAAACGTGATATTTACAAGAGATTTGCCGAACACATTAATAGAGCGTTACATTCTGAAAGAAAGAATGACAAATCTTTAGCATTATATATTGCTATAAATAATCATAAACCTGAAAATTTCTATGTAGAACTATTAGAAAAAGTAGAAGGTACACCTAAACAAGTAGATGAAAGAGAAATTTATTGGATCTCTCAATATGACTCTACAGATCCTAATATAGGATATAACTTAGATAAAGGTGGACATGTAATCTCAGAAGCATGCCGTAAAGCTGCAGAAAAGCATTTGTTTAAAGCTGGTAGTAAACTTGACGGAATAATGTTAGAAACAGCTAGAGCTAATGGAATGAAATTTGCCAAGCAAGTATGCCAATTTGATAAACTAACTGGTGAATGTTTAGCTGAATTTCCATCTATAATGGAAGCCTCTAGATCTACAGGATGCGATAGAAGAAGTATACAAAGACAATTATCGGGTGAAGCTAACTTAGGGACTCCTCGATCTTTTTCTAATATAAAGTATATCTGGAAATATAAAGAATAACAGAATAATACATCTAATAGAAATATTATGGAAGTAATCGTTAGAATCATGAAAGTCAATCCGTGGACTGGTCTTACTAAATGGCCTACTACATATGATTATGTAGGACCTTATTGGACACGCAACGGAAATATCTACACTGGCTTGAGCACAGCTGATGCTCGTAGATTAGAGAAAGCCTTAGGTAAGCAAGAAGGAGAATTGAATCCAGATAGTGAATTCTGGGATACCTTTGCAGTAAAGATTGGTAAAAAGGATGTTATTCTTGATACTGATAGACCATTGGATGAACTGCAGTATTTGTTCTTGAAAGGACATAAACGTGTAGCTGATGGACTGTCTAATATGAATCCTTCAAAGGATTATGTATTGATTAACAAGGATGCGGAAGCTGAACAGACTAATCGTATTAACAAAGCTAAGCGTGAAGCTTATAGAGAATTGGATAAGATGTCCATAGAAGATATGCGTAAGTGTTTGCGTCTATATGGTATGAAATCTGATACAATGTCTAATGAGTTAGTTGAAGCTAAGCTTTCTGAACAGGTTGAAACATCTCCAGAGAAATTTATGCTTAAATGGGTAAACAACCCCAATAAAGAAATTAACTTCGTAATTGAAGAAGCAATTGCTAAAAACATTATCAGAAAGAGTCGTACACAATATTTCTTTGGAACAGATCTTATTGGTAATGGTATTGATGATGTAATTGCATTCTTACAAGATAAGAAGAATCAAGACATTAAACTAGCAATACTTAATGAGATAAAGTCTAAGTAATGAAAGTATAGGATATACATAAAGCATTTAAGGTTGCAGTGGATAAAAATGCACAGGCAGTTGCTTATGGTGGCTGCCCTGCTTTTTTGCCAGCAGAAGAAGACCTATTTCTCAACTAGGCTTATAATGAAATCATAAGTAACAAGTTTACTGGTACTAATGTAACGAAGGTTGCATTTGAAGGTAGTGTAAACAGAATTGCTGATTTAGAAGGTCTTATCATAACTGAAGACGGTCTACCAATAACTACTAGTTTACTTGAGAACTCTGTTATACTAGAGGACTTTACTAATGAAACTGGTATAAATAAAGGCTATCGTAGAATGTTCTATGTATCTTGTATATTAATGTTTAATAACCTTGAATAGTTCTAGGAAACTCAATATATAACTTGTACATTAGTAGATCACGAAACAGCTAGAAGATTCAAGAAAACTTATAATAATAGACCTTGGATTGATATTCCAGTAGCTACTATAGAAGATAATAAGCTCAAGATATACTATGATGATGTTACTATGAAAGATCCTTCAGGTATCATACTTACTTATGTTAAGCGACCAGAAGTAATAGACTACACTAAACCAGATATGGATATTACCGAAGTACCAGAGTATGTTATGTATGAAGTGATTAATAGAGCAGCTGTAATAGCACTTGAGAACATAGAGTCATAGAGAACTGGAACTAAAGTACAAATTAATAACTTACAAGAATAATGGGAGCCAGAGAAATGTAGGTCGAGTTTGAAAGACGTATTACGTTGATGAACCCCGACTTTGAATTAAAAGAAAAAGTAACTTCTGATACTATCTTCTCATTCTTGAATGCGTATACTGAAAGATTTGTACGTATGAATTACTTACAAGAAGATACTGTTCTAGATGGTACTAGAGCTCAAAAGAAGAATCAAGATGCTATTAAAGGACTTATAGTCAGAGGTATCTATCCTGTAATAGAAGATAAATATAATTCTGATAAGTTATCCGATAGAGCTGTTCTTCCTACAGACTATTTCTTGTATATAAGAAGTAACAGTATACTGTCTAAGAACTATAAGTTAGAGAATGAGATTGAAGATGAAACTCAATATGTAATTACTCCTAATAAGACTATTAGAGAGGATGACGCAGAAAAGATATTATCTACATACTATAATAAAGCTATCATGCTTAATCCATATGTAGTATTGAATGCAGGTAATAATACAGATGCTGAAAAGAATCTCTACATTAATCTTATTCATGATGAGTATACTATAATTAAGAAAGTAGATTTAGTATACTATCGTAAACCTAAGAAGTTTGATGTAATTGGAGTAGATGGTGTAAAGGTACTAGATCATTGTGAGCTTCCTGAGAATGTTCATATGGAGATTGTAGAAGGTGCTGTTGAGATGTTCATCACAGAAGCTAAATATCGTCTAGCTACTAGACAACAGAATGACTAATTATGAGAGGAATTGATTTTCAAGAGGCGTTAGAAATAGAGATAGCTAAATTAGATGATAATCTAACTAAGCCTACCACACTTATATCAGAGTACTTTCTTAATACAGCTCTTGATAAATTCTGGAAAACAAGGTATTCTGAAAACAATTTTAAAAGAGAATCTTTTGAATAGACTCAAAAACGTATAGATGATTTGCGTACTTTAGTAACTCAGTATTTATATACTGACGAAGTAGTTAAAGTAAGTAATGAATTATATACTGTACAACTCCCAAGTGATTACTTAATCTTACTAGGAGATACAGCTGGGATAGCCCCTGCAGATGGTATGACGTTACCATGTTGGGAAAAAGATAGTAATGGTAAATACGTGATTAAGAACACAGATACTATAGAGGCTACTATAGACACTATAGATAGAATCAAAGAGAATTCTTTATCAGAGTACCATTTACACTATGCTAAAGCTAGACCAATCAGATTAATACAAGGAGATAGTATTAAACTGAGCACAGATGGAAAGTACAAAGTAGCACAGTATTTACTGACTTACTTACGTAAACCTGTTAAGATAGATTTACATACTAACCCATTTGCACAATACACTGATATGCCAGACCACACTCATATAGAGATAGTTAAGTTAGCTGCTCAAATGTATATAGAGAATCAGGCAGATCCAAGATATAACACCTATACTAACGAGACAGTTAGTATGGAATAATAAACCCAAAGCGCTTACTAACGTGGAAATCTGAAATAAGGAAAGTAGAAAGTAAGCAATATAGACTAAGCGCTTGTATGTCTAATTAAAATTTGATTTATATTATATGATAACTTCAGTACATACCGTTCTTATCGGTAAAAATTGTCCTACAGCTTATACCACTGCAGATGCATTGAATGCAGGTGATGTTGCATTGTTTGATGAAAATAAGGCAATCATTAAAACTGCCGCAGCTGCTGTTGATGCTGCTTCGCTGTACGTTGGTGTTGCAGGTCCTAAAATGAGTGTTACAATGCCGGACGGTACAATCGCTCAAAAGGCTAACATCGAATTCTCTACAGAAATCCAGAAGGCTTCTAAACCATCTGCAGTAGTAGGTGAATACGTTGCACCTTCTCAAGAAAAAGTAACTGTTACTCTGACTGATGCAACAATCGTAGCTGGTAACCGTTACGTATTGCGTATTTATTACAAAGACTTGTATGAAGATAAGTCTCAGTTCACTCACACATATGAACAATATGCTACAAGTGCAACTGCTGCTGATCTGGCTTCAGCTTTTGCTAAACAGATCAATAGTCACAAAGGTCGTAGAGTACAGGCTACTGTAGCTGCTGCTGTTTTGACACTGACTGCTCTTCCTAAAGATGACAATGAAGGTGTATATTCTATTAATGAATATTCTATTGTATCTATGGAAGTATCTTTGTATCAGACTATTCCTGGTGCACTGTTGGCTAATCAGCCTGCTGCTGTTCCTGGTGCTGTAATCGCTAAGACTGTAGGTAATCCTGGTAAAGGTTACTGGAAGCAAGTGCGTGATACAGAAGCTCGTAATATGGGTTATAAAGGTCATGTATTCACTGGTGCATATCCTATCGTAGAGCAGGCTCGTAAGGTTGTTGAAGATAAAACTTATGACTATGCTATCATCGAAAATGATAACTTGTACCTGAGCAATGATAACCAGTATATTAAGACTACTCCGCTTACTACTGAATTGTATGTAGAAGCTGGTTCTCTGAAAGACTCTATCGTTGATAAAGGTTTGCAGTCATTCATCACTGGTGAAGCTGTAGCTTAATAATAAAATTTCAGTATGCTGATAAAGAGGGCTATTGGGCTAACTAGCCTGGTAGCCCTTTTTTAATTTAATAAGGTATGACGGTAACGAAGAAAATTTTAACAGAAAAAGGACTGCAACTCACATTGAGTGATCCTACGATTGTGATCGACCATATCTACATTGATAGAGCTAGGAATTATAAGAATGCTTATGAAACAGATAATAGTAAGCATACTTTCATACCTGGTTTTACACAGAATAAGGACATTATACTTATCAATGTACCTTCAGATGCTCCTACATTCTTTACTGTTACTTTGTTCTATCAAGAAGATGGAGAACAAGTAGCTACAGTAATAATGTTCGTAAATGAGTTTAGTTTGTTTAAAGCTAAGTCTAAGTATCTGCAAGTGTTTGAAAGTGATTGTGCCTTATGTGATAATGTAGATAGTTGCAAGCCTTGTGATAGCAAACGGAAACGTTATGCTATGATGACATATATGATGCGCTTAAATCTATTTCATCAATGCTATAAAAACAATAATCTCAAAGGTAGTGTTAAGTATTATATAGACGCCTGTAGGATGTACGATATGGATAAGATTGCATGGTAGAACATGAATCTTGATCCAGATTATTATAAGACCTCAGGTAATCTCTTTACTTTGTTTAACACTATGAATGAGTGGATAAAGAATAATGGTACTCCTTGTGAGAAACGTATTATTTAGGGATTACTTATTGCTGACTTATATAGTCTTATATTTGGTATGGGCAGTCAAGATGGTAGACCTGAATGGATCCTTGAAGATCATATTTGGAATATGAATGATGAGTTCTGGTTTGGTGATGGTATTTGGAAATTCTAAAAATATTGACTTATGATGATAACAAAAATTAGAGAAGGCATGTCTGGAAAGACTGTCGCAGAGATTATTGATGGTAATTTTGAATACCTAGAGAACAAACAAGATATCAAATTTGATGAACAGAATACTTATCTTGATGGTAAACTGAACGAATACGAAGAACAATTAAAGGAATTTGCTGAGAATAAGTTTGTAGAAGTCGATGAAGATGACTTAACTATCGATGCAGGTAAGGCTAAGTTTACAGACAGAGAGTACGTAGCTGATAGTAATACAGGTATGGGTTACAAGATTCTTAGACGTAGAATCTATAATAACACTAATCTGTTAGTACAAGCTGATTTTGATTCGGAGAATACTATATATGAATTGAGC